GACGATATGTAGCGGTCAAGCGTTGCTTTCATACCAGTTGGTGAAATCTTTGTACCAGATTTTGCGTCTGATTTGCGAGCAGAAGCACTCACGGTCGGGCTGTCCGGTCACGCTGACCTTGATAGCCTTGAGTCTGTTCAGCACTTTCTTGGTGAGACGTTCTTTCTCATCCATTTCTTGCACTGCTGTGACGTATTCTATTTGCTCTCTATCCATTCGCTGATGATGTAGGCACCCATCGCCGTGATTGCTGCCGTATATATATTGCCTGAAAGTATCAGAGCAGTCCAAAATGAGGTGCACTTCCAGCATCCGAATCCAGCGTGAATGTAATCACCGAGCTTGGAGCTTGGAATGACCTTGATGAATACCAGGTCGATGACCCAGTGCAGAGGCTCGAAGTTGGCAATGAGCCACCCGAGTGCGAGATATTGTATCAGTTCCATAGGTCAAAGATAAAATTAATAATCAATATGATAGCCACTGTGGCCACGAGTATCATGGTGCCGATTGCAGCCATCTCCTCACGTTGATCGTTTTGGTTTAGTTTCATTGTTCCTCGTTTACGATTTCTAATCTGCCATTGATTGAATAGCCAGTCAATCGAATCAACTGCTCAACGTGGTAAAGTAAGTCCTCAAGAGTTACATCCTCGTGTTCGAACTCATAGCTGGCTTTGTGGCCGTAGTGGGTGATTTCTATTTTCATTGTTCTTGTTGTTTAGTTAAAAAAGCCTTTTTCGCTCAAGAAGGCAATAACTCTATCTCCCTACGATGAGAACCGACACTTACTCGGCAGGCTACGTTCCGTACGTCTACGGCATTTGTTTTACATTTCGTTTTAAGATATGTGGCAATTTTTACCCCTTATCCTTGTCCAGTTTTTTGCTCAATAAACTTGACATCTGCCTTCAGCTTCTCAATGTAGAGCGTGGCATCCATCAATTCCTCCTGGAGATGATTCAACCAATCGGTGAGGCTCAAGTCATCACGATCTAAAGTGCGCCCATATTTCTGAATCCCGAGCTGGCTGCGCTCATAATACTTTGCCAGCACCTTGAGCACGATTGGGTCTTGTATTTGCTGTTCCATTAGTTAAGGCTTGAATATTGTTCGTAGAATTCCTCTGGAGTCACTTCCGAGATGTGTACTTCATCCGAGAAGGTGAGCACGATGCAAGTGTTGACACCTGGCATCATGTTGAATAAGTCGTGCACCCTTGCAACCAAGCTATCGAGGTTGTCATTTTTGGTGCCTATGTATGCGATGAAATACTTCATTTCATTAGGAAGTTGAATGCTTGAATGTAGAACTCATCGCCCACCCCATTGCCTTTCATGAATCTGGTCAATGTGTAGTAGTTGAGATTCATATCTTCAGCCAAGTGAGTCATCCGATATCTCTTGGAGAGTCGGGACCTCAACTCTTTATGGATGAAGTCCCGAATGTTCTCGCCATCAGAAAGGTAAATCGTCATCGATTTCATCTGTGATTGGTTTTGATGGTGCTGCGATGCGGATATCCCATGCATTGAGGCTGACATAATACTTGCCGTTGTACTCACGACCTCGAAGGTCGAACTTTACCTCACATTCTTGACCGACTTTGGCTCCATCCAGGAACTTCACTCGCTCATTAACTGCTTGGAATTGTACCAGCTGCGGATACTTGTCACCGATTGATAGAACGAACTCTCTGATGTTCATCTTGTCACTCACTTGTTTGGCTTCACCAAGGTGGTGAATGGTGCCTTTTGCTTTTAGCTCTTCCATTTTTACTTGTTATTTAATTGTTCGTAATATTCATGATATAGATCGGATGCTTCTTTAAGGCGAGCAACCATCTTTGCCTCGATATCTTCATCCCTATCATACCAGAGAGCTGTGATTCGCTTCTCTGGATTGATATGGTCGACTCTGTGCAGCTGGAGATTCTCGTATTCGTTGAGGAACTCATCCCATGTTGTGACCATGCAATATATCAGCTCGGCACATGGCTTGTCATAGAGCATCATATAAGCACGCAGCTGCCATTCATAGAGTGGGTTGACTGCATCTTCCACAAGTGCTGGGAATGTATCCAGGGACCACGATGTTTTGACATCAATGACTCGCTGCTCGATGACGATATCAGCTGTGCCGATGAGATAGTCATTCTCGATGGTCTGTTCATTCTTGACGTAGTTGGTAAACCTCACAGAGTTGATGAGGTTGATTGATTCCAGCTCTTGCTCTCTACCTTTCCAGATGTACTTATTGTTGAGTTCTGTGGTGTAGTTGTAGAAATCTTCCTTTGCACACTGCTTGATGTAGCTCTTGGCTGTTTCTCCGATGCTGTCCTTGGCTCTGCCATTGGTCATCAGCTTACCGATTTGCGATGGATGCCATTTCATAGTGCGAGAGCTTTGAGTTGTACTTCAGTTAGTGCATAGTTTGAAGCCAATTGCTCTGCTGTGTACTTGCCAGCTTCGATTGCTTCGAGTGCTGATTTGAATCGCTCTGCATTGATTGTTGGCTTTCCTTGAGGAGCAGCAGCCGCTGTATTGCCATCATCATCCACAGCTTGAAGTGATAGCAGTGATTGCAATGTACCTCTTCTGAAGTAAGTGACGGCAGCGAGCACCTTTTGTGGGTCTGTGATGACCGGAAGGCTCATGAATGACTCGATGACCTCACCAGAATCGATGTCGATGATACGAGTCACCACATCATTGCCAACCACTGGCTGCAAGAGAAGCAGTCCATGCTCGTGGAGGATAGGCTCCACCGTTGTGAGCAGTGCATTGATGTCAGCATAACTCTTTTTGAAATGAGGATTCGTTGCATTCTTTGCAACCTTTCCAATCTGCTGCTTGGCAGCGTGTAATTTTTGCCAAATGTTCATTGGCTCTGCGAGTGTAGCCTCCGCTTTCTTTGTAGTCATAATCGTTTTTTTTTGTTGTTTTGAATTGTAAATATACTGATTTATTTGATTGATTCACAAAATTGCTCATAAAATTTCAAGAATCCTTCAAAATCTTTTGCAATAACATACACACCACCAGCTTCCTCGATGGCTTTCTGGTATGCTTTCTGCACATCTGACTGCCTATCCTTGCCATACTTGACCTCAATCTTCACAGACCTCCCCTTGATCGTGGCTGAGATATCTGCCGAGCCTGGTGTTCCGGTGCCCTTGGTCCACTGACCACCGATAGCCACTCCATCTGTTCGGTATTTCTTGCGATACACACCCATCGTGTTGATTCGCTCCGCTTGGCATCCACTGAACTGAAGGAATGCGATGATTGACTTGGTCAGTGCATTGGCTGAGTTGTCATTCCATTGGTCCAGGGCGATGAGGTGAGGTGGGATAGTTGGATACTTTTCCATTTTGTGCTTCAATTGAAGGTCTTTTAGGATTTGTCGGTGTTGTCGTGTCATTTGTTGAATGGGTTTATTGTTAAAATTTCTGAATAAATTCCTTTTTTTAATGCTTCTAATCTCCAAGACATAACAATACTCATATAAGGAATGCCTTCAATGATAGATTTTTTAAATTGTTCCCTTCCTTTTTCTGTTAGGCATTGAGTCTCTTGTAAATGATTATGGCAAAATTTACATAAAATCACTAAATTATCTTCTGAATCATCATTTGATTTATATCTATCATAAATATGACATCTCTCTAATCTTGCGTTAAATCCACATCCCCAACAATAACCTTCTTCAAAATCAGTTTCATATGTATTATTCCAATGTTTTATGATATTTTTTTGAGTTGGTAAATTTCGTTTTTGTCCCATGATTATTGCTTTGCTTTTTCATTAAGTTCATCCCAAATATCATCAGATTCTGGAGTCGGTTTGGGAGTTCCCGAATCGAGAATGAAGTATCTGCCGTTGTGATTGCGTCCTTTGGTGATGTTGTAACCTTTATAGTCAGCATACGATTGCACCCATTTGAGGAATCTGCGTGGCTCGAGCTCCTTGAATGATGTGAACTCGGAGGTGAATTCTTGAATCTTGCTTCCATTGTAGTGGTACACATCGAGAGCGAGGTTGCCTTCCTCCACCCAATCAAAGAAATCCTTGCACGTTGCCTGAATGAGTCGCTTGGCATCTGCGTTGATGCTAATGGCTTTCATTAATCCATTGGTGAGGTACTTCTGAAGGTTCTTGACCATATAGTTGTCGAACTTCAACCAATCTTCATCGGTCCAGGAGTCGAATAATAGTCGACCATACTCATCGAGTGGGCTGCGCTTGGAGTGAAAGTACTGATAGAACTCCAGCTCATGCCTTCTGCGATCATGAGAAGAGCCTGCACCACTGATGACATAGTTGGTTGTGATGACAATCTTTGGTGAGCGGTTGAATGGGATAAATATCTCATCCTTGTTCTTTCGGTTGACAGTGATTCCCTCTGTGATGAGGCTGAAGAGCTGCTCGAAGTCAAATGCTTTGCGCACATCATCGAATGCAAGAATCTGCGTGTCCAGGTTGACTCGCTGATAAACGAAATCAGACTTCGATGGATTGAAGCTCTTGCCATCTATCTTGACAACTCTGCGCAGATTGCCGAGTGCAGCCAGCATGAGTGACTTTCCTGACCCTCCATTTGGATTGTCATCGATTTCTTGGTCATTGAAGATGATTGCTTTCTGGTCAGTTTTATCTTTGAAGGTGTGCATCAAGTAGCCGAGTGTGGTCTCAAGCGCATTGATTCTGCCTCTATCATCTGCTGAGACCTTGCTGACGAAATCTTGAAAGTCATTGGTGCAGTCATCCAGTAGAGTGAAATCTCGCTCGATGATTTGATTCTCCCAGATGTATCCATCCACATCGATGTAACTTTTGAGCTCCACTTTATTCTTGGATATCTTTGCCACTCCATTCTTGAATGGGATATATGAGGAGCTCTTGCTATCCTGAAGCATCAGTATGTTGATGCTATCAATCATATTTATGAAGTTCTCATTGAATAGAAACGCATTCCTGGAGCAGTAGTTCCATACATCCATCTCACCCTTGCTTTGCAGATAGTTCAGCACAAAGTCCTTGATTTGTTCAGCCGATGATATCTTGACCTTGTTCTCTTTGACTCTGACAAAGGTTGGCTTCTCTGCATTTTCTGGATAGTACTTATTGAATCCGTTCTTGACCAGAAATTCAGAGTAGTTGGATGGCTTGATTGTAATCGTGCCTTTCTCATTGACTGACCAGAAGATATCATCACCGGTCTGAATCTCTTTCTTGATGTCCTCAATGACATCCTCTCGCACATTCAGTTGTTTCTTGATGTCATCATCTGCGATGCCACTCTTGAGCTTTTGACGCACCCTTTGGAATGTATCCTTGTCCTCGAAGTATTTGATGCCGTATGAGGCTTTTTTGTAAGCCGAGCGAATGGTTGTTACCATCTCTTGCTCGCTGAAGCTGGTGCCTTGAGCATACTTGGTCCAGATGTACTGTTCTGCCGTATCCTTTCCGATGCCATACTCGCAGAGAACTGCTGCTAATTTAAACACAAACTCATTGCGACTGCCCTCCTCGAATTGACATCCATGGTCGAATCGTTCAATCAAGCTGATGATTTTGTCCTCATCGGATAGGATGCAGATGGGAGTGCGCTCGGTGTAGCTGAAGCCTTGGTCTTGCTCGATGCCTTCAAATACCTGGCAGAACTCATTGAAGTAGATGTCAGGGTCATAGGATTCAAAACAGACTCTGCTGACGTTGCTGTTCTTGGTGTCGAAGTATTCACTCTGGAAGTACTTGCCGAATGCAGTGAATCTGCGCTTGTGCTCTACCTTGTCCGACTTCGGTATTCTGATGACTGCTTTCAAGCCATTGCCAGATGGAGATGTGAACACCATCATCACATGAGGGTCAGCAATAAGCCGTTTGCGTTCCTCCATCATTTTCTTTTTGGTTGGATATTGGTCAAAGTCCAGGATGCACAGACCAGAATGCTCAACCAAGCTGCTGTCATTGCGCTCGGTGAATGTGCCGTTGAACATGATGGCATTCAGTGAGGACTTGAGGCGGTCATGCTCGGGGTCAGCCTTCTCCAGTGATCGTATGGTTGTGACCTTTTTAATGAGCTCGGGGTTGCCGTGCTTTATGCGGTTGCACACCTCGTGAATGGACAATTCAAAAGGCGTTTCTTTGATGTTAAATAGTGATTTAAAGATTGAAACTTTCATAAAATGTTGTTTTTTGGGCTATAAATATACGCATTTCGTGACAATAAATGGGTGTTTCGTGACGATGCGTGACGGTAAATATGCAAATCTTGAGGGTTAAAACCTTGGTATTGTGCGACTTAACGTTTTTCCGTGACGATGACGCTCTCAAAAATTTTTTGCTCTTGTTGTGTTTACCATCACTCCAGTAATCGGTACAATAGAGCAATCGTCATTCCGTCACGCTTGTGAACTCACCATACACCCCTCTCTTGATGTCAGTCTGTATCTTTTTAAGCTCCCAATATGCGCTGCATTGCATCACAT